CGAGAACATCGTCATCTGTTTCGACAATGACGAGCATGGCAAGAAAGCTGCTGTTGCTGTTGCCGAGATCTTCGAGCCTAACAAGTGCAAGATCATCAACATGTCCCTCAAGGACGCCAACGAATACATCAAGAACGGGCGTCGCGAGGAGTTCGTTCGTGCATGGTGGGATGCCCGTGTCTATACACCAGCAGGCATCATCAATCTCAAGGACTATGGCGAGGCTCTGTACGACGAGGGTCAGCAGCAGACCTGCCTGTATCCGTTTGCCGGTCTCAACGAGAAGCTCTATGGCATTCGCACTGGTGAGCTTGTCACCCTGACCGCTGGCACCGGCACCGGAAAGTCCTCAGTCATGCGCGAACTCATGCACCATGTCCTCAACAACACGAAGGAGAATATCGGTGTCCTGTCGCTTGAGGAGAACGTCCGGTCAACCATCTTCCACCTGATGTCGGTGGAGGCCAACTCCCGTCTGTACATTCGAGAGGTACGCGAGCGGTATCCACGAGTCGAGATGGACAAGTGGTACAAGGCGACAGTCGGCACCGGAAGGTTCTTTGCCTTCGATCACTTTGGATCGTTGGGCACTGAGGAGATCCTTGCTCGTGTGCGCTACATGATCAAGGCTCTCGACTGCAAGTGGATCTTCCTTGATCACTTGTCCATTCTCGTATCCGGTCTTGAGGGTATGGACGAGCGACGCAACATCGACATCCTCATGACCAAGCTGCGTTCGCTTGTGGAGGAGACCAACTGTGCGCTGCTGCTGGTCTCGCACCTCCGCAGGACTGGTGCTGACAGTGGTCACGAAGATGGCAAGGAAGTGTCCCTAGCCCATCTTCGCGGCTCCCAGAGCATCGCCCAGCTTTCTGACGCAGTGATTGCGATGGAGCGTGACCAGCAGGCAGACGATCCCAACGTAGCCAACACGACGACCATCCGAGTCCTCAAGAACCGCTACGCTGGCGAGACTGGCATCGCCTGCCATCTGTTCTTCAACAAGGAGACTGGTCGTCTTCATGAAGTCGAGAACCTAGGCGACAGTGATACTCAATCCGCATCAAGCAACGGAGGACCTGACCTATGACGGCATTGGGCATAGCTCTTCTTCTTGCAGGCTGGATCAGCCTAAAGCTTCTTGAGCCACTCGACAGTAACTCCTATACAATCTGGGAGGTCGCTGCTATTCTGATATTCTTCACCGGCTTTGTGAGTTTCTTTGTCGGTATCATCATGTTCGTTGCAAAGGTTATGCCATGACTTCAAAAAAGAAGCCCAAGCCAGAACACAAGGTTCTAGTTACCTACGTCGATCCAATGGAGGGCTGGCGTTACGGCTTTCCTAAGATGATCAGCCCAATCGCACTCTACGATGTGCGTGGCTGGCTTGAAAGGAACGGCTACCCACTTGACAGTCTTGCCAATCAAGACAGCCTTCTGCTGCGATTCTGGAACGACGAAGTCGATATCACCGACCTTGAGGAAAGCTACTTCAACCATGTTCCAGATCTCTCACGACCCAAATCCAACTTCAAGAAAGTCGGAGAGTTCATGTCCGCTATGGGACAGGAAGTCAGGGAAGTGAAGAATGCTAGACATCCAATATCTGTAAAGACAATTGAACTTCGAAGCGAGCTTATCGCAGAAGAAGCACAAGAGCTATTTGATGAACTGAATCCATACTCGCAACTGTACTCAAGCGAAAGTAACGTACATGTAACCAACCTTGCGCGGATCGCAAAGGAGTTGGTTGATATCCTGTATGTCGTCTACGGAACTGGTCATGCACTGGGATTGAACCTTGACGTTTGCTTCGATGAGGTCCATAATTCAAACCTCAGCAAGCTCGATGCTGAAGGAAAGCCAGTCTATAGAGAAGATGGCAAGGTCATGAAGGGTCCAAACTACAAGGCACCAGACATGAACAAGGTTGTGTACCCTGACGATGCCGAGACTGGCAAGTCAAAGACCTACAAGGATGTAGATGACAATGGAGTGCGTCATTGACATAGAGGCGGATAGCCTCGACCCTACAGTCATACACTGCATCGTGGCAAAGGACACGAAGACAGGAGAAGTCTACAAGTGGAGGGAGGGAGAATGCACATCCCTCTTTCCATCCTTTGCCAGCAACGTGACCAAGTTCATTGGCCACAACATCATCTCGTTCGACATGCCTGTCCTCAACAGACTGTCAGGCACCAGCATCAAGATCACTGACGTAGAAGATACGCTTGTACTCAGCCAGATCCTCAACCCAATTCGTGATGGAGGTCATTCGCTAGAAGACTGGGGCAGGCGACTCGGCTTTCCAAAGCACGAGTTCAACGACTTCTCTACCTTCTCGGAGAAGATGCTTGAGTACTGCACCAACGACGTTGAGCTATGCTTCAGACTTTGGATCATGCTATCGGCTGAAGCTACAAAGATATCTCGCAAGAGCATCGAGCTTGAGTATCGTATTCGTGCGATCATTGACGAGCAGGAAGAGAATGGCTTCAGCCTAGACCATCGTCAGGCAATGCTGCTGGTTGCCAAGCTTGAGGACAAGGCATCAGAGATCCAGAACAAGGTCCTTGAGATCTTCAAGCCGCTACCATCAGAGGTTCGACTTGTAACGCCAAAGTACAAGAAGGACGGCTCACTATCCTCCGTTGGTCTCGGCCACATAGACGATCTCACTACTGTGGGAGGACCGCACACATCAATCGAGTTTGTTCCATTCAATCTGGCATCCAGACAGCAGATTGTACGCCAGCTAATGCTAAGGGGCTGGGAGCCTGAGAAGTTCACTGAAAAGGGAAGTGCAATAGTTGACGAGTCTGTCCTCAATGAGGTAGATATTCCAGAAGCAAAACTGATTGCAGAGTATCTTCTTCTTGATAAGCGTGTGACGCAGATCAAGTCATGGATAGAATTGGTAAAGGATGACGGAAAGGTTCATGGCAGTGTACTTACCCTACGAACTATTAGTGGCCGAATGGCACATACTTCACCTAACGTTGCTCAAGTTCCAGCTTCGTATTCGCCATATGGTCATGAGTGCAGATCCTGCTGGACTGCTAGCAAGCCAAGTCATTCTCTTGTTGGCTGTGATGCTTCTTCGCTTGAGCTTCGCGTCCTAGCCCACTATCTTAACGACCCGAAGTTTACTAGCGAGGTTGTCGATGGCGATATCCACACTGCGAACCAGAAGGCTGCTGGACTTGACACAAGAGATCAGGCGAAGACATTCATCTACGCCTTCATCTACGGTGCTGGACCAGCAAAGATCGGAAGCATCGTCGGAGGAGATGCAAAAGTCGGACAGCAACTCATCGACAAGTTCCTGACCAACGTCCCAAAGATATCGATCTTCCGCAAGAGGGTTGATATTGCTGCGAAGAGAGGCTATCTTATCGGCATCGATGGCAGGCGCCTTATCGTTCGCAATGCACACGCAGCAATGAACCTACTGATACAAGGAGGAGGTGCAGTAGTGTGCAAGCAATGGCTTGTCCAGATCCGAGACAGGGTAGCCGCTACGAAACTTGACGCAAAGCTAGTGGCATCCATTCATGACGAGTATCAGCACGATGTACTGACCGAACACGCCAAAGATTTTGGAGAGTTGACAAAGGAAGCCATGAAGGATACGCAGAAGATCTTGGACTTCCGTTGCAGGCTTGACTCCGAATACAAGATCGGCAAGACTTGGGCTGAGACTCACTGACAAGGAAGGAATCGCACTAGTGGGAAAGAACCTTATCCTTGAGGTGCCTGTCCATATCGACATGATTGCACAAGCTCGCATCATGTCGGAGGAGATGGGCATCATCAAGAATTCCATCATGCAAGGAGGAGGAAACATCTATGGCTTTCTAGGTGAACTGCTTGTAGCAGAATACCTTAAGGTTCCGTTGAAGCATTCCTACGACTACGACATGGAACTGATCAATGGCCAGACAGTCGATGTAAAGACAAAATCCACCAACTGGACTCCAAAGCTGGAGTATGATTGCTCCATTGCTGCCTTCAACATCAAGCAGCGGTGTGATTACTACTTCTTCTGTCGAGTCAAGAAGGACATGACTGTCGGATGGCTGCTCGGCTACATGCCAAAGAAGGAGTACTTCGACAAGGCAATGAAGATCAAGAAGGGGGACCTAGATCCTGCCAACAACTTCACTGCCAAAAGCGACATGTACAACATCAAGATTGATGCCTTGTACGAACCCGAAGCACTACTGAAAATAGTGCTTGACTCTAAAGCCAATAAGCTGTAGAGTTCCAACCGCTCTACAACATCCAATGACGGATGTTGGGGCAATTATGTTTCAGAAGAGAAGAGGAGAGACTAAAATGGCTGAGAAGAACAAGTACACGATCATTTCCGGCAAGGCTTACTGGGCTTCGCTAATCCAGCCCAACACCACGTTTGAGCCATGCTGGTCCATCGATGTCAGCCTTGACCAAGAGAACAAGAAGAAGGTCATGGCCGATGGTCTACAGGTCAAGAACAAGAACGATGATCGTGGCGACTTCATCACCATCAAGCGTAAGGTTACCAAGCGTGATGGCTCGACCCGCAATGCACCAGAGATCATCGATGCTGCCAAGAACCCTTGGGATGCTTCGCTGATCGGCAACGGTTCAGTCGTCAACGTCAAGTACCAGCCTTACGAGTACACCGTTCGTGGCAAGAAGGGTGTATCTGCTGACCTCATCAAGGTACAGGTAGTCAGCCTAGTGCCTTATGGTGGCGGCAAGGATGATGGCTTCGATGCAGTGGATGGTGGCTACACCGTGCCACCTGCCCACATGGCAGCGGCAGCCAACGGAAGCGAGCATGTGAAGGGCGACGATATTCCCTTCTGATAAGACCAGAGTACAACACGCACGCGTGGGGCTACCGACATCAAATTGGGTAGCGTGTCAATGGGTGAGGAGTGGGACCATTGATGATCTTCAATCAAGAGAGTAACAATAAAGGAGAAGCAATCTTGAGCAATGAACTTCGCGTACTAAAGGCTCTTCTTCGTCGTCGTCGTGTTACCCGCAAGACCGCAATCGAGATGGGTCTTTGCGAGAACCTGACGGCTACGATCTCCCGTCTTCGCAAGATGGGGATTGCGATCATGGCTGTTCGAGCCAAGACGCCAGAGGGAGAGACCTACACTCGCTACAAGCTTGAAGACAGTTCCTTCAAGCTAGCTACCTCTATGGCTAACGCAGCCTGATAGAAAGGCATTGCAGAGATGACTGCATCCAAGACCATCGACACTCTAGTCGAAGACATCTACAAGCTCTTCGATCCGGAGAAAGAGGTCAAGATCAGCGAAGAAGAACTAGAAGCCTTTGCCGATGGCATCAAGGCTGCGGTTGTCTCTGCTCTTACCCGCAAGAAGAAGCAAAGCTACCTTCGCCTGTCCATGATCGGAAAGCCAGACAGGCAGATCTGGAA